GAGACTGTAGACTTTACAGTTGGAACAGATACTATAGTTCAAGTATGCCCTATCACAACTGGATCACCGACTAATGATGCTCTACTACTTGATTGTGATAGTATATCAGGTGGAACTGGAACTGTATCTCCTGGTGATCTACTATTATGTAGACTCTATCGAGATACCAGTGATCCTGGAGATACTTTTGCAGATGATGTGAGACTTATTGGATCTCATGTAAATTATGTAGCTAATAAATTAGGGATACCTATATAGGAAACAATTATGCCTTACATTGTAGATGGTGAACCGACAACTCCTGGAAAGTCTACTATTGATTGGTCACAGATTGATCATGACTATGAATATCCTGAAGGGTTAGATCTCAAACCTGGATCTAAACTCCATGATAAGTTAGTAGCTAAAATTTGGCAAAGAGCTAGAGAATCCAGAAATGAAATGTCTAAAAGATTTGACTCATGGAATGAGATAGATAAGACTACTACTGTCTATATCCCTCTTAAAGATAAGGAAGAGCGATTAAAAGAAAAGGATCCTACAAAGCCAGTATCAATAGTATTTCCTTATACATACTCTGTATTAGAATCTTTAATGACTTATATGTCAATGGCTTTCTTTCAAGATCCTATATTTAGATATGAAGGAGTTGACGATGAAGATACTTTAGGTGGGATGCTTATGGAGTTGGTCGTTCAACTTCATTGTATTAAGTCTAAGGTACCTTTAGCAATACATACTTGTTTTCAAGATAATTTTAAGTATGGGATTGGAGTAGGTATTCCTGGTTGGCAAACTGTTAATGGAAGAGTACCTATTAAATCTAATATAGTTACCGAAGGTGATCTTGGAACTAGTAGAACTGAACAACTTGAATGGATAGATAAGATAATCTTCGAAGGTAATGACTTATCTAATATAGATCCTTATATGTGGCTTCCTGATCCATCAGTGGCTAGTGATCAAGTACAGAAAGGAGAATTTGTAGGCTGGTTAGATCGCGATAACTATATGAATATGCTATCTGCAGAATCTATCTCAGATGGAGATATTTTTAATGTAAAGTATTTAAAAGAAAAGAAGTTTAAAATATCAGCTCTTTCTATAGACCAATCTGAAAGGGGAACAAAGTTTGGTGGTCCTACTGATAATCGTAGGGCTTTGGTAAACTCTACTAATCCAATAGATAACATAAAGATGTATGTTAATCTTATCCCAAAAGACTGGGGATTGGGAGGGGGAGAATACCCTGAAAAGTGGTTCTTTAATTTAGCGGCAGATGAGATTATTACTGAGTGTTATAGAGCAGATCACAATCACGGAATGTATCCTGTTGCGGTAGCTAGTTCTGAGTATGATGGGTATTCTATTACACCTATAGGCAGGATGGAGATTCTTACTGGATTACAAGGTACTTTGGATTTCCTTTTTAACTCGCATATAGCTAATGTACGTAAAGCTATCAATGATATGTTAGTGGTTGATCCTTACTTAATTAACATTAATGATATTAAAGATCCTCAGCCTGGAAAGTTAATAAGAATGAGACGTCCTGCTTGGGGTCATGGAGTTAAGGGAGCTATTGAACAACTCCAAGTCAATGACATTACTCGTGCTAATGTAGCTGATGCTGCTTATATAACACAGTGGATGGATAGAATCTCAGGAGCTGATCAATCTATGCAAGGTTCACTTAGACAAGGTGGACCTGAAAGATTAACAAAAGGAGAGTTTCAAGGTACAAGGGGATCTGCCGTATCAAGGTTACAACGTATTGCTTTTATCATAGGTATGCAATTTATGCAGGATGTAGGCACTATGTTTGCTGTACATACTCAGCAAAATATGTCTACTGAAGCCTATGTAAGAACTGCAGGTAAATATGAGGAACAACTAAAATCTATATATGGTAAAAATACAACCAAAGTTAAAGTGTCTCCTATGGATCTGGCTGTATCTACAGATTTGATAGTAAGGGATGGTTCAATCCCTGGAGGTAACTTCTCTGAAGCTTGGATTCAGTTATTTAAAACTATAGGTTCAACTCCTGAGCTTATGCAACAGTTTGATATAACTCGTATCTTTATGTATATAGCACAGCAACTTGGAGCAAAGAATGTAGAAGACTTTAAGAGAAATGTTAATCAGATTCAGCCAGTAGTCCAAGGAGACGAAGATGTATTAAGACAAGCTGAGGCTGGAAACCTTATACCTGCAGGAGAATTATAATGTCAGACTTAAAAGAAATAGAAGTATTATCTACTAAAATCCAAATTGAACAGTTTCTTAAAACTCTTATCTGGAAAGATATTACTAGGGAACTCAAGGCTTGGGAAAAGGGTTTTGAAACTGAGAGGGCTAGAATAGTAGATGATGCTCAAGAAAATAACCCAACTACAGCTTCTGTACTAATGCATTTGGGAGATATTAATGGAAGGATTAAAGCTGTAAGGTATCTCTTAGGCCTTCCACAAATGCTTATACAGATTTTAGAGGAGCAACAAGATGACACTAGCGGCTAACGAACCAACAGATCAAAGACAGGTTAGTGAACTACCTGCTTATATAAGAGAAAATAGAGTAGCTATCAATGCTATCTCAGGTGCTGGAAATGTAGGTGTTACAGATTTAACACTAGCTGCAGGCTCTACATCTTTGGTTGTAGGGACAGATGTAGGAGCTTATGGTTATGAGACTGTGAAGGTAACCGGGACTGGAGCTGCTACTCTAACAAAAATAACTGGTGGAACTGAAGGACAGGTAAAAGTCTTTGTCTTCCAAGATGCTCTTGTAAAACTCACAGATGGTAATGTTAAATCTGGAGGAGAATTTTACCTTAATCAACTTCCAGCTGGAAGCAACTTCGAACCACAACAAGATGATATAATAGCTTTGGTAAACATAGGTGGAGATGGTGGGACTACTTATGGATATTGGAAAGAGCTTTATAGAACTATTTCATTGAAATAGATTGTTAAATTTATGAACAAACTTGGAGGTTAGCTATGAACGACATTGCAAAAGAGATTGAAGAAATGACAGATGGAATAACATCTCAGGGAACGAATGCTCCTGTTACTGAATATGTAAGTACAGAAGTCCCTACAACTGAAGTCCCTGACGAGAAAGTAACTACAGATCAACCAAGTACAAGTACTCCAGAAACGGAATCACCTGTAACTCAGGGAGTAGCTACAGACACTCCAGAAACTGAATCACCTACAACAGATGCTCCAGATGAAATGACAGAAATGAAAGCTGAAATGGAGTTATTAAGGAAACAGTTAAAGGATGCTACATCTCCCAAAACTGATCCTCCATCTACTTCAGCTCCTACAACTGAAGTACCTATCTCAGATCAGGACTTTATAGGAGATATTGATCTAGATGAACTGACTAGAGATCCAGATAAACTTAATAAACTTCTAAATAATGTATTTAAGAAAGGAGTGGAAACAGCTAGAGACTTCGTTAAATCTGGTTCAGAGGGAGTTCTTAAAGCTATTCCAGATATAGTCAAACATAACTTAACAGTTATCACTACTTTGAAAAAAGCTAGTGATAAGTTCTATGAAGAAAATGAGGATCTCAAGCCTTTTAAAAAGGTAGTAGCTGCTGTATTTGAAGAAATAGCAGCTGAGAATCCTGATAAATCTTACGAGGAAAACTTCAAAGGTCTTGCGGATGAAGTGAGGAAAAGGCTTGATTTACAAAAGAAAGCCACTCCTGCTGCAAAAAAGAAAGCTGCCCCTAGACTTCCTCGTAGAGGAAAGCAAGGTAACCGTCAACATCAACCTAAGACTGATTCTCTAGTATCAGAAATCGATGCTATGAATTCAGAACTTAGACAATAGGAGGATTTGCAAATGGCTTTAGAAGATAGAGGAGCACAACATGATAAAGTTCCTGTGGATAAGTATCACAATCCTAATGCGAACTACACTATGACTACTAGGGACTACGTTATGCGACCGTCTGCAGATGGAGATAGCGGTCCTATCACAATCACCCTTCCGCCAGTAGCTGAAGCAAAAGGTAGGTTCTATTCTATCGTGATTAGAAACGCTGACGCTGTAAATACAGTTACTATCGCTGACAACAATGATGATAGTGAATGCTGGCTTGGAGATATGGTCTTTAATGGTAAGTGTGACAAAATCCTGCTTTATAGCGATGGACTTTGTTGGCAGGCTCTTGGAGAAGCGTCTAGCTGGCCTGGGGTTAGTACTACTCCGCCTCCTGGCACTACACCTGCACCGACTACTGCTGCGCCTACTACTGCTGCAGCTTAATGATAACTTAATCAGTTTGTTCAAATATTTAACAAACTGTCTACATATAGGAGGAACTAACTATGTTTTTAGGAATGCGTGGAACAGGGGACTGGGTAAATAACCAGAGACCTCAAAACTGGCGTCAACAGATTATGTATCTCTACCCTAACGGTATGGCACCGCTTACTGCTATCCTCTCAATGATGGGATCTAAGAAAGTCGACGATCCTCAGTTTAACTGGTGGACACAGGTTCAGTCTACAGTAGAGGGAGCGGTAGCAGGTGTATTTACAGTTGCTGACTTGTCAGTAGCTTATGTAGGTGGTGGGGTAGCTGGGGATACAGTGTTTGTATCTATTACTACTACCCTTGCTAATCGGATTAGACAGGGACATCAGATCTTACTTAGGGATGTTTCTGACTATCGTGTAGATGTTGTTGGTAAGATTACAGGAGTAACTCGTGGAGTTACTAATTCAGTTCTTGCAGTTAAGCTCCTGGAAGCCGATGATAACTCTCCTGATCATGATCTTTCTGACTGTGACAACTTCTAAATCATAGGTAATATTAACCCTGAGGGTGGTGAGATGCCGGATGCTATTGCTCGTGATCCGGTACAGGTTTATAACTACACTCAGATTTTCAGGTCTCCTCTCTCAATGACTCGAACTGCTCTGAACACTACTCTGCGTACTGGTAGTGATTATCAAAAGGCGAAGTCCGAAGCTCTTGAAATGCACTCATGGGAAATGGAGTTGGCTTTCCTCTGGGGAATTAGGACTCAGAATATCGGAGACAATGGGAAACCTGAGAGAACCACTCTTGGTGTAATTAACTTCATTCGTCAGTTCGCTGCGGCTAACTGCGATGATTATACTCTGAATACTACCTACGCTGGTCAGACCTGGGTTACAGGTGGTGAGACTTGGCTTAAAGCTATTCTTGAGCAAATCTTCCGTTATGGGGCTGAGGAGAAACTTTGCCTTTGTGGTTCAGGTTTCCTGCTCGGAATTGATGCTCTTGCAATGACTGGTGGTCAGGTTAATCTCCAACCTGCTCAGAAAACTTACGGTATGCAGATCAGAACATGGATTACGCCTTTTGGTACTATCCATATGAAGACTCATCCATTGTTTAGCTTCGATGCTACTACCCGTAACATGGGAATTATTCTTGAACCTAAGGAGTTGCAGTATAAGTTCATTACTGACACAACTTTCTATGGTGAAAATAATAATCAGAAGTCTCACGCTTCTGGTTATGGACAGAGACGCATAGATGGGTTAAATGAGGAGTATCTCACTGAATGTGGTCTGGAGTTTGGTCTGCCACAGAAGTGCGGTCTTCTCAATGGTGTTGGTCTGAATAACACGCTTACTCCCTAAGCTAACCTCCCAGACCAACTACGGACTGGGCTAGATACTTTAGTCCAGTCCGTTTAAAAAATAAACAATCTGGAGAATAAAAATGTCTATGACAATAGACGAAATAAAAGAGAGAAAGATAAAGTTAGAAAGTGACATTCTTAAACTGGTTCAGGATTATGAAGAAGAAACAGGTTCTTTTGTATCATATATTGACTTTGAAAGGATGATAACTAGAGATTCTAAATCTCAGTATATAGAAAAAGCTATCCCTGAACCAGAAAGAGATGGACCTATAGAAAATGTAAATGTATCTATGAGGTTTGATCTATGAACTTACTTCAACTAAGAACTAAATTTAGGGAATTGTCTGGACGCTTTGATCTTGTTAATGCAGACTTTACAGATAACGGAGCTGACTTCTTTATTAATGAAGGGAGTAAGTTTCTTGATAGGTTAGATGAGACTCAGAAGTCTTGGGCTACTTGTTTTCGGTTCCTTAATATAGGATATTATTCTGCATCTATTCCTTATTGTAGAGCTATCAAGGAAGTCTGGGTTGGATCAACTACAGCTCGATGGCAGTTAGAAAAGATAGATTTGCAGGATCTTATTACTAGTTATCTGTCTGGAGATCCAGCTGAAAGAACTAGTGGAGATCCTTTGTATTATTCTCCTACTATCACAAGATATATTCCAGATGATGCTAAACCTGTTGATATAGAAGCTTTCTTACAATGGGTAGAGATTCCTTCTGGAAATGCTAATGAGTATAATACTATCCTGTTAAATGTTCCTACCGATACCAAGTTGACTGTAGAAATCAAAGGTCTCTTTTATTCCCCTGAGTTAATCAATGATACAGATAAAAACTACTGGTCTGAAGTACATCCTTTACTTCTTTATATGGCAGCTATGCGTTATATAGAAGTAGTAAATAGAAATACTCAAGGAGTAAATGACTGGACTAAGGCTATCATGGCTGATGTAGGTAGACTTGGTATGGACTTAGTTGAAGAAATTATAGCTGAGGTAGATCAAATAGAGGACTAAAATGAAAAAGCCAATGTTTAGAAAAGATATTCCTGATAAAGATAGATTGTCTAAACTTGAGATGGTAGTAACTCGTCTTGCTAGACGGATTCACAAGACTGTTGTAGGAATAATTCCTTCTCTTCCTCTATCTGCTTGTATCTCAGGAGAAGAAGTAAAAGGTGAGATTCTGAGAGTTTTAGTATTCAAAGGTAATATTAGTAAGGGTGTGATCATCTTTAATAATAAACCTAGGAATGTATTGCTTGAGGTTTCTATTCTGAGTGATCAGGGAGCTGAGACCAGGACTATTAATCTAGACAGACAAAAAACTTTGTTTGATTTAGATATAGATACATCAGATGGAAGTATGATTAAGGTATCTATTTGGTCTACAGATGAAAAGTATAGGATTACAGAAGTGTGGCTAGGAGTTCTCTGGAATCCTCATATGTCTAATAATAAGATAGAACAACGTCTTATTGAAGAGTTGGATAAAGTAGCTAATAACAATGTATCTGAAGAATAATAAAAGATGAGGACCTAACCCTTGTCGGTCGATTAAGGAGGATAAAATGCCTAAGAGTAAATATAAAAAAGGACATAGTGCTCCAATGACTCCTTCACAACCTGAACCTTCAGGAACTGGAGTACCAGGATTGAGTCCTAAACTTGATCCTAA